GATCCAGCACTTCCAGCAGATCCAGCACTTCCAGCAGATCCAGCACTTCCAGCAGATCCAGCAGAACCAGAAGTTCCTGATGTACCAGCATCTCCAGTTCTCGCAAATGTAACAATTATGTCTTGATTATCAGCAAAAAAAGTATTTTCTCCACCAATTTTGGATACTTCTATTTCTTGAAAATTTGTATTATTGGTAATGTCTGAAATTGTAAACATTACATATTGATCTGGATACGTTTTACGAGTTATTCTTACATGTCCTTTAATTGCAGAAGAAGATGTCTCAATTTGACTTAAAAAACTTTCAGTTGATGTCCCATTTACATCAACTTCACTTATAGAAATTCTATTAACTGTAGAAAAATCTGTAGGAGCAGATCCAGTATTAATTCCTACTTCAACTCTACCAGCACCTGGATCAGTCGCACTTCCTGTAAATGATGTGTTTTCGAAATCATATTCGAAAGATGCACCACCAAAAGTTCCATCTAATCCAGAAGATCCAGAAGTTCCTGCGCTTCCAGCAGAGCCAGAAGATCCAGCACTTCCAGCAGAGCCAGAAGATCCAGCACTTCCTGCAGAGCCAGCAGAACCAGAAGAAGCATATGTTAGTCCAGAAGATCCAGCAGAGCCAGCAGAACCAGCACTTCCTGCAGAGCCAGCAGAGCCAGCAGATCCAGAACTCCCTGTAGTTCCCGATGTACCAGAAGTTCCAGAACTTCCTGATGTGCCAGAAGATCCTTCTCCAAAAGTTAATGATGCCCATCCTGCAGTTGCAGAATCAAAGACTATTTTGACATCATTAGAACTTATAAACTGAATTGATTCTGGTGTAATTACATTATAATTAGAATCTACAACTTCAACATTTAATGGTCTTACACCCAAATTATGATTTATTAACCAGACAAGTGATGATGACCCCTGAATATGAATCCAGCTACCACCATCTTGTCCAGATGATCCTGCACTCCCCGCACTTCCAGCAGATCCAGCAGAGCCAGAAGAACCAGATGAAGCATATGTTAGTCCAGATGATCCTGCACTCCCCGCACTTCCAGCAGAACCAGCAGATCCAGCACTTCCTGCAGAGCCAGCAGAACCAGCACTTCCTGCAGAGCCAGCACTTCCAGCAGATCCAGAAGTTCCAGCAGAGCCAGCAGATCCAGCAGAGCCAGCAGATCCAGCACTTCCTGAAGAACCAGCAGATCCAGCACTTCCAGCAGATCCAGAAGTTCCCGATGTACCAGAAGTTCCTGCGCTTCCAGCACTTCCTGCAGAGCCAGCACTTCCAGCAGATCCAGAAGTTCCTGAAGAACCAGAAGTTCCAGAACTTCCAGCAGAGCCAGCACTTCCTGAAGAACCAGCACTTCCAGCAGAACCAGCAGAGCCAGCACTTCCTGAAGAGCCAGCACTTCCTGAAGATCCAGCAGAGCCAGCACTTCCTGAAGAACCAGCACTTCCAGCAGATCCAGATGAAGCATATGTTAAACCAGAAGATCCTGCAGAACCAGCACTCCCTGCACTTCCAGCACTTCCAGCAGAGCCAGTACTCCCTGCAGAGCCAGAAGATCCAGCACTTCCTGCAGATCCAGCACTTCCAGCACTTCCTGCAGAGCCAGCACTACCAGCAGATCCAGCACTTCCAGCAGATCCAGTACTCCCTGCAGAGCCAGAAGATCCAGCACTTCCTGCAGAGCCAGCAGAGCCAGCACTTCCTGCACTACCAGCACTACCAGCAGAGCCAGAAGATCCAGCACTTCCAGTGGAGCCAGCACTACCAGCAGATCCAGCAGAACCAGATGAAGCATATGTTAATCCAGAAGTTCCAGAACTTCCAGCAGTACCAGAAGATCCTTCTCCAAAAGTTAATGATGCCCATCCTGCTATTGGAGAAGCAAATACTATTTTTGCAGTATTGGAACTTGTAAATCGAATTGTTTCTGGATCAATTACATCATAATTAGAATTTACAACTGTAGTATTTAAAGGTCTAACTCCTAAATTATGATTTATTAGCCAGACATTGGCGGCTACAGATTGAGTATGAATATGAGAACCACCATCTTGTCCAGAAGAACCAGCACTTCCTGTACTTCCCGAAGATCCAGAAGATCCCGTTCCGCCAGAAGTTCCTGAAGATCCAGCAGAACCAGCACTACCAGAAGATCCAGATGAAGCATATGTTAGTCCAGACGAACCAGCAGAACCAGAAGAAGCATATGTTAAACCAGAAGATCCTGCAGAACCAGCACTCCCTGAAGAACCTGCAGTTCCAGAATCACCAGTTCTCGCAAATGATGCAACAAGTTCAGTATTGTTTTGAAAATTATTTAATGAAGAATCTAAAAATGTAACATTTACATAATACCATGAAGGATTTGTAGTATCGAATGAATTGATAGCATATATGAAAAAATCATCCGGATTTGATTTATCATAAACTTTAAAATGACCTTTTGGAGAATTTGTAGAATCATCGATTGTCTGCAAGAAAGAATCAATTGTTGTACCATTTTGATCGGTATCACTTATTCTTAATCTATTAGCTGTATTGGGGTATGTAAAAGTACCAGAAGTTAATGTAAATGCTAATTTACCTGTTCCTGGATCATTAGTTGATTGATCTGTATTATAACGATATGCGAATGAAGCGCCACCAAAACCACCATCTTGTCCAGATGATCCTGAAGTACCAACTGTACCAGAACTTCCTGAAGTTCCATCTAATCCAGAACTTCCTGCACTTCCAGCAGAGCCAGAAGATCCAGCACTTCCAGTAGAGCCAGCACTTCCAGAAGATCCAGATGATCCTGCGCTTCCAGAAGAACCAGCAGATCCAGTAATTCCAGATGATCCTGCGCTTCCAGAAGAACCAGATGATCCTGCGCTTCCAGAAGAACCAGAAGTTCCGTCCAATCCAGATGATCCTGCGCTTCCAGAAGATCCTGTAGACCCAGAACTTCCTGCTGATCCTGCAGATCCAGAACTTCCAGCAGAACCAGCACTTCCTGCAGAGCCAGCAGAGCCAGCAGATCCAGAACTTCCAGCAGAACCAGAACTTCCAGCAGAACCAGCACTTCCAGCAGAGCCAGAAGAAGCATAAGTTAAACCAGATGTTCCAGCAGTTCCAGAACTTCCCGATGTACCAGAAGAACCTTCTCCAAAAGTTAATGATGCCCAACCTGCAGTTGCAGAAGCAAAAACTATTTTTGCATCATTAGAACTTGTAAATTGAATAGATTCTGGTACAATTACATTATAATTGCTATCAACAATTTCAATGTTTAAAGGTCTAACTCCTAAATTGTGATTTATCAACCAGACGGATGCTGATGAGCTTTGTGTATGAATCCAAGAACCACCATCTTGTCCAGACGATCCTGCAGAACCAGCACTTCCAGCAGATCCAGCAGAGCCAGAAGAAGCATAAGTTAAACCAGACGATCCTGCAGAACCAGCACTTCCAGCAGATCCAGATGTTCCTGTATCTCCAGATGTTCCAGAAGTTCCATGAGTACCTAAAAATGTTCCATCAACTCCAGATGAACCCGCAGATCCCGAAGAAGTATCTCCTCCTCCGCCACCTCCAGATTCACCCCAACCACTTCCTCCAGCTACTCTTTGTGCAGTTTGGGTAGCTTTTTTACTAACTTTCTTAACAACTTTTTTAAAATTATCTAATTCTTTTTCAAGTTTAGTTACATCAGCATCATCACCTGGCTCTCCCTGGTCTCCTTTTGGACCTATAGGACCAGTATCTCCTAAATCTCCCTGAGGACCTAGAACACCCTGTGGACCAATTCTTCCTGCTTCTCCTGCTTCTCCTTTAGAGCCTGCTTCTCCTGCAGAGCCCTTTTCACCCTTTTCGCCCCTGGATCCTTCAGTACCCTTAATCTCAAGAACTTTGACTTTTTCACCAGTAACAGGATCTAAAATTTCTTTTACACCCTCAACAAGTTCTTCTTTAGTCTTTTTTAATTGTTTTTTAGTATAAGCAAGAGAAGTTGCTAGAACCTTACTTAAATCTAAGTCTTTCGACTCTTTTTGATCATCTTTCATTTATATCTCTGCACCCACCTGCGGATCAATCTACAAATTTTTCATCATCTTCTAAAACAGAAAAAAGAATATCATTTACTTTATCTTTAATATCATTCTCTTTTTTCGCAAATTCAAATTTTTCTTCAATTTTTTTATCAATATCTTCATTGATCTCTTGTTTATTATCTGTATCTATTTCTGCAGAATTGAATTGCATGTCTTCTTCTCCTGAAAATCTAGGATCATCTATTTCTTTTTGAATTTGTTCATCATTAGTTTTAACTTCATCATCTGTCATCATTAAAATATGCTTTCTAATATATTCATGAGACCAATATTTTCCAGCATAATCTTGCATATCTCTTAAAATGTTTAATCTATCTTGCATAAGCTCGTTCTGTTTTATTTCTGCAAAATGACTATCATTTTCAAATTCATAAAATATTTCATTTTTAATATTTTTCCAATCTTCTTTAGACATTATACCCTTGAGGGTTAATTGTCTTTCCATCATTTCATCAAACATTAAACTAAACCTGCTTTGAAGTTTATTAACAAAACGTGTAAATTTAACTTCATCTCTTGAAATTTCAGTAGCACGACCAATCGTATAATTTGCTTCTGATTCAAGTCTTGAAATAGGAACACCTAATGATTTATAAAGTTTTTTCTGAAAATATAATACATCTTCAATATCTCCAAGATTTGCACCACCAGGCAAAGTTGTAATTTCTGTTCCTCTGCCCCCTTCTCTTCTTGGCATCCAATAATCTTCAAGCATTGACATATGTTTTCTATCATCTCTGACTTCACCAGTTTGAGCATCATATACAAGTTTATTTTTATATCTTGCCATTAAGTCACGCATGTATTGTTCTGCTTTTAACTTAGGTAAATTTCCAACATCGACATAAAAAATTCTTCTCTCTGGGGCTCGTGAAATACGATAAATTACAAGAGAATCTTCAATCATTCTTAATTGATTTAACGGTTTGATTGCTTTGTGTAGGTAGGATAAAACTAATGAACGTGTACTATTCATTAGTCCTGAATGTGTATATACAATCGCATCAGGAGATATTTTTAAACCAGCGGCGGCACTTGTAAAAGCAGTACCCATTGTCTGCCCCTGTGATTGATATATTCCTTTTTGATTATAAACATAATATTCCGTGACGATGGTTTTTGTTTTACCGTCAGGCTGTCTGTCGTTTTTCTTTTCTCGAATTTTCTTTATTTTTCTAGGATCTAATACTCTTAATTCATGAATACCTTTTTCCAGATTATTTTCATCAACAATAACGTGATAATAAATTCTACCATCAATATACCATCTTTTAAAAACATCATGTCCTAAATTTTGTAGGTCTAGAAGTCTACTTATTGCTTTAAATTCTAGTCTTATTTTGTCTCTGATAGGCTCAGAAACATTTAAATTATCTACGTTAATTCTTACGAGGGGTTTTTCTTTTGAGGCTACAATTGCTTCATTAATAATATCATCAATAGCATTTTCTACTTCTGCTTGAAGACCCATATCACGATATCTGTTTATTAATTCAGATTCGCTTTTTATGGCTCCTTCTGTATCGACATATGTTCCATAAGCACCACCAGATGCTACAGTTAATGAACCGTCTTCATATTCTGGTTCAGCAAAGGTTTGGGCTTTTATGTTTTTCTTTTCTTTTTTTCCGATTGAAAAACCGAACAGTTCAATAGGCATAATATTTCCTGAATGCGAGTTAAATAAAATAATACAATACTAATTTATATTTATTCACTCGCAAAATCAGAAAATTGAGATTATCACTATGTACTTGATGTGCCTTGGAGGATGGCTGTTGCACCTGTCCCTTTTCCAATACCTTCGGAGGTTGCTGTGCGGATCCAATAATCATAAGCAAAAGTTACAGTATATTCTTCAATGGTATCATTATCACCCCAATCAAGGGTAATTTCTGAAAGGTCCGTTGGAAACAGATTTATAAATGAATAGCTTGCAGTCGCCGTGCCTCCACCTTTACTGAATTGGTTAACTGTTCCTGTTGAAGTATACGAGAGTGATGGTGTTCCAGAAGCCTGAGTTCCGCGTGTATTGCCTCCATGAGAATTTATACCATCCATCCACTTTTCAAATTGTGATCTTATAGTAAAATTCTCATCATTAAGAACCGTTATAGTCCATTCTGGAAAAGTTCTATTTCCAGCTAACTTAATTTCTCTACCAAAATAAGGAACTATAACTGTTCCAATTGTGGCGCCAGGTATTGATGTTCCTTTAGCAAACAATTTCAAGTCAGTGCCATTGAAAGCCGCCCCAGCCTCTACATTAGTAAGTGTTACCTCAAATAAATTGGCTCTAGAGCCATCGAAAGCCATTGCCGATCTGAAGGATGTTATATTAAATGCCATTTATTTTCTCCTTAAATTGCGTTAACCACTTCAGAAAATTCAACTCCTGAAGCTACTGCGACAAAGTTTAATCCAATGAAATTAATTGATTTAGTGGGCTTGATAAAAATATCGCCTCTAAACTCATTTCTATTTATAACCACAGGTGTATTATTTGTGCCGTCACAGATTACTTTAAAATCTTCTATTCCCCTTCGTCCTTGAATATCTCTTAAAAAGGGTTCAACTATAGAAACAAAATTTAATCGTGTAAAATCATCATTAAATTCAAACAATAAATTTTCAGCGGCATTTGCTATGGCTTTTTC